GCAGCTCGTCCAGGTTCGGTTTCTTCAAGCGCTTGCTCGCTGATGGTTTTCTCCATCCAAGCCTTAACGAAAGCAGGGGGGAAGCAAGGGTCAACAATGAATTGATTCGCTGTTGCGGTACTCATGTGTCTCTCTTTCTGAAATTGGAGACACCGCGAGCAGGAGCGATTCAGGCGGGATTTTCGGATGCGGAAATGGCAGAATGATGAAAGCCTGCATCGTGTTCGCTCACGGTGTCCGGTCAGAGGCTCGTGAGCGCTCTAACGCTCTCGGGCCTCGATCAAGATCCTACTCTTCCCCGAGACACTTCCGCAAGTCCTATGTCGTGCCGCAAGCGCGCCACGGGCGCATCTGGACACAAAAAAAGGCCCTCCACCCCAGACAAGGAAACAAAACAGGGTGGAGGGCCAATGGACGCACACTCGCCGATCTTGGCCGGCAGAGTCTAGGCCGGGGTGAAAAGTCCCGGCGAAGGTCGGTTATGGGATGGTCTGAACGCCGGTGAGGACGTAGAACGCCTTCGGACGCAAGACAGCCACATCACAGCGCATGATCGCTCTGACCCACGTTTGGTTGCGGAGGAAAGCGTCGCTGGCCGCGTTCGAGGTCTCGATGGAGATCTGAGCGCGCAACATGATGGCGGCTTTGGTGAAGTCGCCCAAGTAGAGTTCCGAAATCTTGGCGACAACCGGAATCTGGCCGGTGTGGAATCGCGGGATCAGTCCCAATGCGGGAGGGTAGCCCAGCCATCGCAATTGAGAGTCCTGCAATCCGTCAAGGAACGCGTCCACGGACGGCGCCATGACGATAGCGTTTGGCTCTTCGTTCGCACCGAGTACAGCGGCTCGGGCCGTGATGAGATCGCCCATGGCGATAACGTGGTTTCCTGCGGCCGTTGCTCCGGTGAGAATGTTCGCCGCGTTCTTGATTCCCGTTGGGGAATTGTTCGTGCCATCGCCGCGAAGGATGCAGCGATCCAGCTCGACACCGAGAGATTTGCTCAAGCTCTCGGTTATCATCTTCCCGGCGAGTTCCGGACAGTCGGCCAGCAGCTCGTTTGAGAGCCGCGTGAGGGACATCAGCGTGCGCGCCGTCGCGTTCACCGCATCGAAGGTAGGCGCGGATTCAGTGAACAGGGCGTTTTCAGCGTTCCATGCCGCCGTCACATCCCCGTCCATCCGCGGTATTGCCAACTTACCGCTTTCAAAGGCAATCGTCTGGACGCCAGCGTTTACGCACTGGCAGGCGTTGCGCGCCAGGTCGATGAATTGCGCCGAGACGGGCGAAGGCAGGAGGTATGCACCCGAGCCACTGCCCTCACCGAGCGCGCGCTGCTCGAATTCGGAGCCCGCGCGGTCGCCGAGGATCTGAGCCCGAAGCAATCGGCCCAGACTGAACTCGGATGCGTCGCCGCCGTTGGCGAGAGTGGTTCCGACGCGAGCCGAAAGACTCTCACGGCTGCGCAATACGATAGCGCCATCCGTGTCGTTTTCGCGGTTCGCCTGGTCGGGTCTGATGGGCTGAGCGATGATCCCAGGGTTCAAGCCGCGCCCCTCGGCTCCCTCGATTACGAGAGTCAAGGCGTTTGCCTTTGCCATCAGTCCGTCAAAGTCGGCGGATTCGGCGTCCGTAAGCGAGCGCTTTTCACGCGCCGCCTTTCCAGTGATGTTCGACATCGTTTGAACGTATGCCGCTTTTTGTTGTTTGGCCCCAAGTATTTGGTTTGCCATAAGAAACAATCTCCAAGGTTGAAATTTGACCGTCTTGCGTTGCCCGTTGGGGCGTTGCGCTGTACCGTGTCGCCGCGCCTGCGGGCCGGTTCAGCACGGCATCGAGTTATCGCGCCTGCGGTCTCGATACCAGTTGGGAGCATGACCACGCGTGCGCCTGCACCGTGGGTTACTCCGAATTCAGAAATCCGTTGCGGTGAGCGCGGAGATTACCGCCAGCTTCGCCGCCAGATCAATTCGATAATCGGGGACCGTGGGTTGCTCCAGGTTTGCCGCCCGATGCTCCAGGAGCACGTCCTCAGCGCTGCGCGCCTGACACTCCGTGGAGGCGTACGCCGGGTACGTTACCGGACTCACGTCGAAGAGCTGGCACGCCTGGATGGTCCGCACTGGCACTTTGCCGGTTTCATCCCATTGCTGTTTGGTCGGGATGAAGCCGAAAGAGCACTGGCTGATGTCGCCGCGCTTCATGGATACCACCAGGTCGCGCCCCCATTGCGTGTCCGGAGGATCGCACTCGAAGTACAGCCCCACTTCGTCTTCACTCAGCCGAAGCGTTCCCGCCCGGTTCCGCCCCAGAACGAAATCCGGGTTATGGTTGAAAAGGCACTTCACGTCATCGCGTGTGATGGCTTCGCGAAACGCGCCAGGCGCGATCTGTTCGCGGAAGCATCCCAAGTCGGCGGGCGTGTTGAACACGGCTGCATGGCCGGTGATCTTCGGGGCGTCGCCCTCAGCGCGAATCGCGATGGTGAACAGTCTTCGTTCGATATTCATTTCGTTGGTCCTCGATTCGATCTCAGTCTTTCGGAAAGTAGTACAAAAGCATTAGCATAAACCTGCTAGTTTTGTGCCATTCATTATTTAGCTTGGAAATGCGGCCACGCGCACGTGACTAACGCGAAGTCCCGGAGCCGACTCCTGGAGGATTCCAGACACCCCCCTTTTTTCTCGCCGCCGCCTGGTCCCGATCACTCAACACTTCCATGAGCAGGCGCGCCCACTGGACCAACATGGCGTCCTGGCAGCCATACCGGGCGATGTTCTCCAGGATCACGCCCGCCGCCTCCAGGTTGCCCGCGCGGTGTCGGGCTGCGTTTGGTGGTTTGGTGGGCATCTGGAGGTTTTCTCTGATCCAAGCCGAAAAGGTGACAGGTGACCGATGGTGACCGATTGTTCTGGGAACTTCCTTACACGCGTACGTCTACTTTTTGTTAGGAACTATCGGTCACTATCGGTCACTTGGTCGCCCATCTTCCACTTATCTGCATTGAATGCTTGCGGTTACAGTCGGTGACCGATTGAAGACGAATCGGTCACCTGGTCGCGCAACCGGTCACCTTTCGCCATCTCTGAGTCCGATCCCGCGGTACACATCACCACGATTGGTATGTTTCTTCTCAAATAGATCGCTGAGCTTTACGCCGAACGCCTTCCCTGTGACTGCATGTTCCCCACCCGTTTCGGCCCAATGCCGGTACTCGGCATATAATTTCGAATTGAGAACCTGGAAGGCATCGCCGATGACACAGCATTCGTCTCGAAAGCGGCCCACCTGATCCATGTCTGAACGCCACTCATCTTTTGCTGCATCAATCTCATAGGGCTTATTCAGCCCGTTTTTGTACCATGTCAAAGCTCCGCGAACAGCCCACGCAAGAATACCATCGGCCTCTGCCGCTAACTTGGCAGGCAAGTCTTTGTCAATACTTCCAGGTGGAATCGTGACACCGAACTCTATTGGATGCAGCCGATTGAATGTGGCTTTGTCGTCAGTGTCGCGAATGATCGGCTTGCGATTGGTGTCCATCCAGAGCTTGTGTGTTTCGTAGAACTCAATCGGGTTTTCATACTTACGCACTGCCTTAATTCGGCCCATGCCCTGAGTTATCCGCTTCAACTTTCCCTGTGCAAGCCGCTGTCCTTCCTCGGTCTCTGAGGTCTGAACGAAGCGCGCTCCACGAAGGTCCGCCAGATCCGCTTGGCTATTACTACTCTCCTGCCGAACCATGAGCGTATCGACCTGCAACAGCACGGAGTATTCTTCTATGACCTGCCGAAATGTGCTCAACATAGTCGATTTGCCGTTGTCACCGACTCCAAACAAAACGAACACGGCCTTTTCGATGGTGCAGCCGGTGAGCGAGTAACCGAGCGCCCGCTGTATGTAACTAACGAGTCGATCGGCACATATGAGAGCGCCTTCATTGGCGTCTGGCCCGCCGCCCATCGCCTGATCTAGAAACGCTTGCCAGCGCGGGCAAACAGCCAATGGGTTATAGGCGTAATGCACCAGCTTTGTAACGAAGTCTTCGCGCCTGTGCGGACGAAGTTCGCCGGTTCTAAGATCCACCGTTCCGTTTTCGAAGTTCAGTAAGTACGGATCCTTGTCTAAGTCTTCGGGCTGTATGAAGATTTCACATTCGGCCATCCAGAGCATTCGCCCTATACTTCTCGAATCAAGAGACTCCTTGGCGAACTTCTCACACGCTCCGTTGCGCTGTTCGACCGCCTGCGCCAGAAACAGGAGCATGGTTTGTTTCGCGAGCCAGCACGCGCGGCCCGTCGCGTCTACAACCCATCGACGGTCATCCCACGTAAGCCATTTCTTGAACGCGTGGCAGTAGCGAAGTTCACCGCCATGTGCCGCGATTAACCGACAAGCATTGCCCTGGTCGTTGTGCAACTGGCTGAGCAGATCAGGCTCGGACGTTGAATCGTTCGCTTGGCATTCATCTGGAAGTTGCCCGCTGCGGACAATCTCCAACGCCATCTTTGACAGTGGTTGTGGATCATGTCGCATTGACGAATACCTCCCGCAGCTCCACCGCCGCC